GACGCGAAAATTGGAATTACCGAGATGGATGCCGGCCAACGCATCCGTTTTGGCGAAGACGCCAAGAAAACCCCAGCGCTTGCCATGGTGCGCCTGTTGATCGCATCGGCGTTTGACCCGGCAACGGGCAAGCCGGTCTTTGAGCAGGCCCACCAGGACGCGCTGCTGGGGATGTCCGGCAGCGTGATCGACCGCGTGGTTACGGAAATCTGCCGCATCTCCGGCCTGACCGAGAACGCGGCGGCTGAAGCAGCAAAAAACTAACCGGCGAGCGTAAGTTTGCGTTTGCGCTCGCCGAGCATTTACACATGACAGTGGGGCAGTTGCTGGCGACGATGTCATCGAGCGAGTTGAGCGAATGGGGAGCGTATCTGGAAATGAAGCACCAGGAGCAGAAAAAGGCATCGAAAGAAGCGGCGGCTAAGGCGCGAGGTCGCCGCTAATGCCTGTTCTTAGCAATTTGATCGTCCGCATCGGGGCATCGACGGACGATTTCGATAAGAAGATCAACGCTTCGCTTGGCAAGATGAAGCGGTTTGCGTCAGAGGTTAGCCAAGTAGGGCAGTCGCTTTCGATTGGCCTTTCCGCTCCGCTAATTGCCGTTGGCACGGCTGCGCTTAAAGCGGCATCAGACATGCAGGGGCTGTCGAATGGACTCACGGCTACCATGAAGTCTACCGCCTTGGCAGCGGCGGAAATGGAGCGGCTGAAAGAGGTTGCCAAGCTTCCAGGAATCGGCTTGGAAGACGCGGTGAAGGGATCAATTCGACTGCAAATTCTCGGCACGAGCGCTGACGAATCCCGTCGAATCATGATGGAGCTTGGCAATGCGCTGGCGACCGTTGGCGGCGGCCGCGAAGACTTCTCGGAAGTCATTAGGCAGCTGTCTCAGCTTGGCGCAACCGGGAAGGTGACGAAAGAGAATCTTGATCCGATCATTGAACGCATCCCGCAAATTGCGGCCATAATTAAAGAAAAGTTCGGCGCGGCGGCGTTGGGCGACCCGGCTAAGACCTTTGAGAAACTCGGCATCTCGTCGCAACAGTTTATTCGCATTGTGACGGATGAGTTGGCCAAGGGCGAACGGGCGGCCGGTGGCATGAAGAACTCATTTGAGAATCTTCGCGACGCGGCAAAGCAGACTGCGGCGGCTTTTGGCGAGTCGCTGAAGCCAGCCGCTGAATTTATACTGAAAGAGTTTCTGATACCGGGCGTTGACCGGGCCAAGTCTATGGCTGACGCATTCAACACCCTGGACGACGGCACAAAGAAGCTGGCAGTATCAATGGCCGCGCTGGGTGCGGCCATACCTTTGGCGCTGGTGGTTTTGGGGACGGTCGCAGAGAAGGCGCTTGCAGCCGGGCAAGTTGCACTTAAGGTATGGTCGGTCCTAGGCAAGATCGGAGCGGCGGCTGGGACAACAGCTGGCGGATTGGTCGGGCTGGCGGCCGGATTCGTCGGGATTAGCGCGGCGGTTGGCGGTTTACTTTATCCGCTGCTCGGCACCAAAACGGCAACCGAAAACCTTGACAAAGCCGCAAAAGACAGCAAGGCTACGCTGGACGCGCTGTCGAAAACCTATCGAGACAACTTGGTTGCGCAAGGCCAGCTAGACGCCAGCACGACGTCGGCTTATGACGGTCTGCTCAGCTACACGCGCGGCTTAAAGCAAACTCAAAAGGCGGTTGAAGCTGCTACGCCGCCAGTCAAAGCAGCGAAGCAGGCAGTCGATGAGCTTGCCAATGCGTACACCCGGCTAGGAATCACTAACACAACAGACGCTATCGGCAGTTTTGTATTGGCGCGTCGGGCAGTCGAGCAAGTGCAAGCGGCCTACGAAGCCAAGAAAGCGTCGTCCGTCGACCTACAACGCGCCACCGAAGCGCTGGGCCAAGAATACCTGAAGCTGATCGACGGCCTTGGCGCGATTCGCCCGAAGACACTAGAGGTCGCCGATTCGTTTGACTTTGCGCGTGAGCGGGCGATGATGGCCATTGGCGATATTCAGCTTGCGGCCGCATCGGCGCGGAACCTAGACTTGGGCCAGCTGATTATGACCGGCGAGCCGCGCCGGGACGACGGTGCTCTGGCTGGCGCGGAGCAGGCGCGCTCCGCTAAGCGCAATGCGGAGATGATAAAGATTTTGTCGGGCAACGCAGCGGGCGACTGGAAGAAGACGCAACAGGCCATATCCCGGCAGGTCTCCACCATCGTGACAGACCTGTCGCGCGGCCTGGCCGACATCATCGTAAGCGGCGGCAAGGTGGGTGAGAAGTTTGAGGAACTCGGCAAGCAGATCGCCAAGTCTCTCATTCGGACAGTGATCGAAAACGGCATCAACAAAGTGATCGCCGCTCTCGGCGGGCTGATGGCCAACTTGGGCGGCGTCGGCGGCGCACTCGGCGGCCTGCTAGGCGGCACGGGGGCGCGCACGGCGACCTCTGCGATACCCGGCGTGCTGGGCGGCGGGGCGAACGCGGCCATGGGCGCGATTCCCGGAATTAGCACCGCGGCAGGGTCGGCCAGCAGCGGCATCGGCTCGGCGGTTGCGGCGGCCAACCCCGTTACGGCGGTGGTCAATGCGGTGGCTGGCGTGGCAACGGCGGTGTCGTCGATCATCAGCAACTTCCAGTTCGCGGCCATGAACAAGACGCTGGACCTGATCGAGAAGGAAGTCCGCTACTCGCAGATCCATCTTTTGCATCTCCTCGAAAAGAATAACGAGTACCTGCCGAAGCTGAAGGACATTTGGGACAGCCTGATCCGCATGGAGGCCCGTGGCATGGCCGTTGGCGGCGGCGGCGGGGCGGCGACCATTAACATCAGCACGACCGGCGACACGCGCCAGCTACTCGACGCATTGACCCGTGAATTGAAGCTTCTGGGCGTGATACCGCAATGAGCATCGACGTTTACATCGGCGGAAGCATCCGCGAGATCGTTCCCTACACCCTGTCGTTGTCGGCGACGTTGGGCAACCGGGCCACGTTTGGCTGTCGAGTGGTTTCGACTAGCGGGGCCTACCGACCGCAACAGGGGCAGCTTGTCGAGATCTGGACCGGTGGCAACAAGCTTTGGGCGGGCAGCATCGACGAAGTATCAGAAGTGTCGATAACCGAAGCAGGCGCGGCGGCAGGCGCCTTCTACGAAATCAGCGGCATCACTTGGGAGCAGCGGCTCGACCGGCGGCGCTGTTTCAACGCATCGACGGCGCTACCCGCGCACTACGACGGCAGCTTTGTCTACACTGCCGACGCCAGCACGAATACGCTCACCACGGCGTCCGCGCACGGCAGGGTGAACGGTGACAAGGTCAGAGTTAAGGCGCACGCACAGGGGGCCATTTGCGGCGGATTAAGCGGCACCATAGAGTACTTTGTCGTCAACGCTGGCGCGACTACGCTGCAACTGTCGCTAACTCTTGGCGGCGGGGCGGTGGACATCACCGACACTGGCACGCTCGACCAAGTGCTCGTGACTGGGCGCGTTGGGCTGATTGTCAAAGACCTGATTACCAACTTCGCAAGCAACGAAGGCATCGGCAGCACGAACGTCGATGACGGCGTCGTGGTGGACGTGGTGACGTTTGACGCATCGACCACGGTATCTGAGGCAATCGGCCAGCTGGCCGCGCTGTGCGACTTTATTTGGTGGATCGACGAAGACCGCGAGCTGTACTTCAAACCAAGGACGTTTGCGACCGCGCCGTTTTCAATATCTACCAGCAGCGCGAACTATCGCAGTTTGCAGGCCCGGCGCACCCGGGAAGACAAGACCAACGCCACACTGTCGCGTGTGCCGGCCGAGCAAGTGGCGGCACTGGTGGAGCCGTTTACGGGCGACGGCACGGCGCGGGCCTTTACGCTCTCGCGGCGGCTGGGCCAGATTGCCGCGATTCGCCTCAACGACCAAGACGTAGACTTTGGGCAGTACCTGAGCGACACCGACAAGGCATGGTATTGGCAGTTCGGCGCGACTGCGATTCGCCAAGACGCTGGCGGCGACGTGTTGACC